TTTTTTATTTTATTTAATTTTTACACTAATTATGGCAAAAATAAACTACTTAACTAACGCAGTCGAATTCAATGATGACGAGTCCGCATGGACTGACCCTTTGCCAACTCTAAACCCTTTAGAAATTAGGGCGAGCAGAGGAGTTATAAAAGACGAACAAGTCGCAAAAGATACGGACAGTAAAGCGGAGAGTAGAGAACATCTTTTAGAAATATATCTTCAGATGTTTCTGCACGACCCAATAATATCCACTGCAATAGACACAACAGTAGATATGACAACCCGTAACGGATTCAAGTTACAACCAAAAATGGGTGAAGATGTTTCCCAAGACGAAATCATCAAAGCCAACAAAAAGTTTAAAGGATGAATTAGACTTAGACCAAGTGATTGACCCTTTACTGTATTCTCTGTTAATTTACGGTAGCACTTTTCTTGAAAAAAGAAAGAANGGTGCAGAACAAATTAACGAACTATTTTCATTAGAATCTACCGAGATGGCCATCAAATACGATATCCATGGAAAGATTCTTGGTTACGTTCAAAAAAGTGGACAGGACAAAATCCCGTTCTCAACCGAAGAAGTAATATACATTCCTTTTAAGAAAGATTGGCTCAAAGGTTGAGAGCTACGAACCACTAGAACCTATTGCTGAAACATTCACAATAAGTACTTATGCTCACAACTATTTAAAGAACGTATTTCTTAATCTTCCTCCAAAATATTTATATACTTTGGCAGGAGGCTCTAAGGACTCTCGTAAAAAACTAATCAGACAAATCAGATTGGCAAAGAGAGACCCTACAATAGATATCGTAACACAAATTCAAAGAGACAACACTTTGAAGGTTGATACATTACAACCAAACTTTGACGATTCTTTGTTGAAAATATTAGAATATGCTCGTGAACAAGTTCTATTAGTTACNAGAGTTCCCCCTGTTTGGGTAGGTCTTGTGAATAATGACGGAGCTAACAGAGGAAATAGTGAAGCCCAAATAACTAGCTTCGAAACAAGGATACGTAAACTTCAACAAAAGATTGAAAGTACATTTGATAAACAATTACTTCCCGATTTAAACCTGGAAAAATTCAGTTTCAGATTCAATGCAGTAAGTCTAAAAGACGAAAAGCAAATCATAGAGAACACCAGACAATTCAAAGATATGGGACTTGACTCAGAAAGCATTCTCAAATATTTGAGTGATAACGGAGTTAAACTCAGAGAGGGTGCAGAGTTTGAAGATAAAGAAGATGCAACAGTTAAAAGCAAAGACTTAATGCCTTCTCGAGTTAAGAAAGATGCCAAGTTCAATGACTTGACTTCCAATCTAGATGGCGAGGGTGTGAGTGAAGATGGTGCCAAAAAGGCAGAGGAAAGAAAGTAAAATGGCAAGAGAACAATTTATATTCCCAACAATTCNAATCAGAAGTGCATTAACTACGGACAAGAAGAAAAGAGTTGTCGTTAAAGGTTATGCAGTTGCTCCAGACATCCCTCATGATTATATGGTTCAAAAAGATTCTTCTGGAAAAGTAATAAAAACATTCAAAAGTTTATTCACGAAAAAGTTTGTAGACAGTATGAAGTCTCAAATGAATTACAAACCTATATTTGTTGATGCATTACACCAAACAGCTGCAAATATAAACATCAGAACTGCTTTAGAAAATATCAAAAGCAAATCCAAGGCAAGTGGACACAACTTCGAAAGCGAAGTGGATTCCATAATGTCAAATCTCAAAGTCAGTCAATTCCCCTTGGGTAAACCTGTTAATTTCAACATAGATGACAACGGAATGTTCGTTGAAGTTGAATTAAATCCAGAGTTTAGAGATGTCGATACAGACCACAGAAACTACTACGATGCAGTGGTAAATAGCCTACAAAACGGCAATTTAAACACAATGAGTATAAACTTTCAAGCGACAGATATGTCTGTAGACGACCGAGGATTGGAAAAGATTGATGACGGAAAATTCTACGGAATCAGTTTTATGCCAGACGGTGCATTGGGTGCACACTCCAGTATAACAGAAGTAGCAATCAGAAGCATGATAGAGGTACGAAATACAATGGAAACTCAACCAACTGAAACAAAACCACAACCAGTACAAACAACCCCCATACAGAATCAAAATCAAGCAACTGCAGAACTCGAAGCAAAGTATGCCGAAGCACAGGCAAAGATTCAAGAGATGCAAGCAGAACAAGAAAAAGAAAAACAAAAGACTGAATATGCTAAGCAGATGGAAACTATGAAAAAAGAAATACTAGAGTCGGTCCAACAAGCGACAGGACCAAAAGGAGTAGTATCTGACCCTGCACAGAATAACAATCAATCCCCTGACGGAATCAAATCTGCAGAGGAATTCAGAGAGAAAATAAAAGACTTGTCTTGGAATGAAAAAATACAACTACAGGCAGATTTAGCAAACGACGGAGCAGTTGGAAATGAAATGGCCAACAGATTGGGTTTGCTTAAAAAAGATGTCGATATGAATTTTAATAAATAAGGAGGAATTCCCAATGGATTCAAACAAACTAATGGCAGTAAGAGCTGCTTTAACTACAACCACAAACACTACGGGTGTTTTAGGCAGTAGTGCAGGTGGAGCAGAAATTCAAAAATTAATTCACGAATTAATTGTACCTGCTTTCAACAACAAACAAGATTTAGGACCTATGTTAAGAAGGGTCAATATGGACCAATTATCATACATTTGGAACTTATCAACAGAAAGTGCAAGTGGTAGTGGATTCACTAACTCAAGTTTCTCATTCTATACAGATGGTGGAAACGGAACTGCAGCAGCTTCAACTAAGACTCAATTGTTCGCAATTGCTAAAGCTTATAGAACTGACTACGCAGTAACTGGTTTAATGATGGCTTCAGGAGCTAGAGACCAATTATCTGATGAAGCTAGATTCGCTGTAGAAGCATTAGCTGTTGGAGAAGAAAGAGCTATGATTTCAGGTACTGGAACAAGTGCTTATGGATTCGCAAGTTCTTTCCCAGGATTACTACAACTTATGGGTAGTAACGCAACCTTCGGAGATACAGATACAATCTACGGAGTGGCAAGAGCAACTGCAAGAGATGAACTTGATGTAAGTTTAGTCGGAGCAGGAGCAACAACTGCAGATAGTTTAGCTTTGGCTGATTTAGATGCTGCTGTAACTTTAAGTGACAACAGAGGAGCTAAAGGAAACTCAAGAATCTTTTTCTGTTCAAACGACAGAAGGGATGAGATTGACCAATTACTACAAGCACAACAAAGATTCGTTGCACCAAGTATCGAAATCGAAGGTGGATTCAGAGTAAGTTCATACAAAAACATTCCAATTATTGGAAGTAGATTTATGGACAAAAACGGAATCACTTGGAACGGTACTGCTAAAACACTTAGTGCAGCAGACCAATCTATGTATTTGTTAGATATGGACAACTTATTCATGGCTCACGTAGCTGGAGTTAACGCAACTCACGTACCAATAGTTGGCGGAAACGCAACTGGCGGAGTACCTGTTGCAGGAGCTTTCTACGGTAGAGGAGATATAACTGGTGGTTACTACAAATCATATGGTACATTAGTTATGAAAAGGTTCGACACACAAGTATTAATTTACAACTTAACCGATATATAAATCGGTTTTTATTTGTTTTTTGGAACGATTAGTTCCATTTTTTTAAATTACGGGTGATTGATATGATAAAAAGAAAAAAAGTAGAAGTAAAGGTTGAAGAACCTAAAGCAGTTAAAATGTCTAAAGAAGAACTTATGGCTGCAAATCCTAAATTAAGAGTAAGATAAAACTCTAACTGAAACGAGGTAACACGATGAAATTTATATTAATGGGAAATAACAAAAATAGACACGCATTTAACATAGCTCTTCAAGGCAGAAGTCCTGGAGAAAAACACAAAGTCCATCTTGAAGGTGGGAAAGTGATTGATTCGGAAGAACTCGATATGGCTGTTCAAGAAAACGGAAGTGTCAAAAGAATAAAGATTGTTTCTGAAGATTTAGATGAACAATTATTTAACATAAGTAAAGTACATCCCAAGTTTGTCAAATTCGTAGACAAACCTAAAATGACTAAAAAAGATTAAAATGGTATTTGCATACATAACACCAAACAAATTCTTTGAAATAATTAACAGGTTGAAGAGTTTAAACGAATCTGCAGGAGTACAACACTCTTTGATGTTTTTTGAAGGGATAGAATCCATAATACTATACAAACCTGTTGCAGAAGTTGTGTATGCCACCACAGTCTCACTTGACGAGGAAAGAAACATTTCTAACATTTCAGGAACGAATGTTGAAGAAACTGAAAATAGCACATTGTTGGGAAGTTCTCCCGATAGTTTCAAACTCAAATTACTTAAAGAATTTCAAGCAGTTGAATTAGTTCAACCGTTAGATATATCTTTAATATTACAACAACACACTCACGATGTCCACAGCCATGGCGGTTCTGGATTTAACGACATTCAAATTTAACCTATAAAGAATTAGGTTGGAAGTACTGAGATGACCCAAAGTATTAGTGATAGAACTCAAAACAAAATAGTTGACGTTATAGCCGACTCTAATTCTAAAAATCGTTTAGCAGTAAATACATTACCTGATGACAGTCTATCAATAACGGTGGGAGGAACTGCTGCGATGAAGGTTGCAGTTATTCACGACATATCCGTTGACGACATTTCAAAAGGAACCCAAACTAATGATATTAAAATTACTCTTGACGGGGAATTAATAACTGTTGACAGCATAAATAATGATGTGACAGTTATACAAAACAATTATGATACCCTTTACGATTTTCCAGACGCAAACACAATATATATTGGGGAAGCAGTCATAGGTAGTTCTTCAGCAAGTGCTGTTTGGAGAATAAAAAAATNCACTTTAAGCGGAGGTAACCCGACAGCAAAAGGTTGGGCTAATGGGGCAGACTTATTTGACCAAATATGGGATAATAGAGCTTCATTAAGTTATTCGCAATAATGGCATATACTCCCGTAATAGATGATGGTTTAGATAAGTATCGTTCTGACTCAGAAATAAGTGCTCACCCAGATGTTGCAGCCAATACGGTTCATCGAAGCAGTGATGGCACTGACCATTCAGATGTAGTATTGAATAATGCCCACAGAGTAGATAATTCCCAAGCACATTCGGATTACCTAATCAACAATGGCGATGACACCACCACAGGAGTCATTACGAGCACAGGATTTACTGCAAGCGACACTGACGAAGTTGGCGGCAGTACTAAGAATCTTATAGGAGGAACTCTCACAGTAACAAGTGGAGCTTTTGATTTCGCAACCACTGTTTGCGGTAATTGCAGCACAGTGAGTTATGTTGCTGATAGTGGTTCTTTTGTTCAACCAGCAAGAGTTGATGGAAGTAGGGCACAACTTACAGTAACTGATAACGGAGCTACTTTCTTTGGAGGAAATTATTCTGCTATAACAGGGCAATTAACTGCAGGTGGACAAGCAACTCCCTCTTTACAAAATGGTTTTGTGGGAGTAAATATTGCAGTAGCACACGATATTAATTCAGAAATATATGCTGCATTTACTAAAGTAACTAATGCAGGCACGGGATTAACTATAGGCTATCAAGGTTTTGGATTCAACATAGGGTCTGGAACAGGATATAACGCAGTAGGTGTTAAGGCGTTTTCTCAAAGTACTAATGGAATAAATGTAGGATTGGAAGCAAATGCTGCAGTCGCAAGCACCACAGGTTTTGGTATTTATGATGTCGGAAATATTCATGCCAATCAAGGACAATTAAGAGTTTATAACAATACAATCATACAAACGTTGGCGGCAACTACGCACATAGGAACTGCCAATACTGATAATGGTAGTGGTTATTTTGAGAAGTTCTTAGAAGTTGGTGACAAAGCATTTTTTGATGGAGGGATATATCCCACAATAGTTGCTAAAACAGCGAGTTATACTGCAACAGTAAATGACCACACAATAATTTACAAGACTAATGCTTTCACAATCACACT